AGTTGATTAACTTCCTGTTAGGCACAATCGTAGTTGCCGTGGCCGGCGCTTTAGCCACGATGTGGCTTAACTAAGGAGTAAAAATGAAAAAAATTAGCGAATATACCTCGAAAGATGGTAAGTTCGTACACCAAGCGAAGGCCGGCAGATACGGCGGCTCGAAGCCTGATGTACAAAAACCTGTCAAAGGTCCTTCTAACAAAGATCTGGATAAGATGAAGAAAGAAGATCTTGACGAGAAAGCAAAACCGACTGATGCTGCTTTGCATAAGACACTTGGTCCTACCAAGAACTATCAACAAGGCGTTGAGGCTTTGAAGAAAGCTCATGGCTTTACTTCTGCTCAAGCTAGAGGTCATGTCAATCGTCTGATGAATCAGATTGCTAAGGCTGATAAAACTCAAAAAGAAGACGTTGAAGAAGGCGTTGATGAGAAGTTGGTTGGTAATCAACACAAGCTTGACCATAATAAGAATGGCAAACTTGACGCTGATGACTTCAAGAGAGCACGCGCTAAGAAAAAGGGCGAGACCGCTACCATGAATCCTAAGATGGATACTGGTAAAGGTGGATCTATGGAACAGAAAGAAGCTGTGAAGTCTGCTGACAAAGAGCCAGAAGAGTACACCGATCCTAAAACAGGTAAGGTTAAATACCGCATGGTAGCCAAGGATAAAGATATGATTAAAAAAGAATCTACAATTCGTTCAAAGCTCTTGTCGATCTTTGAGAAGAAAGATCCTCATACAAAGGGTGCAGTGTCAGATCCTATGGGTAGCAACATCAAAGGTGCTGGTGCTCAAAAGATGGTTGATGACAATAAGGATGATGGCAGATATAAGGATCTTGAAAAGCAATCGCATGATGATGCTTCTAAAGCTGGTCGTGTGACCAAGCCTGCTGCTAATCGTCCTAACGACAACAAGCAAGGCGACAAGAAAGTTATCAATCCTGTCGATGACGTGACTAAAAAAGGTCAAGGTTCGGCTGAAGTTAAAGAAGAGTCCATGATGGACAAGGTACTTGCTTATCTGAGAAAGTAAATCATGCAACAGTTGAATGAAGCACCTCGTAATAACAAGAGCTTGGAAGAGATGACAAAGTCTGAACTCCAGGCTCTTGCTGAACAAATGGGCATGAAACTTGAGCCAAACTTGAATCGTGGTCAGATGATTGCTGAAGTAGAGGAAATTCTCATCTTAAATAAAATGTATAGTTGATGATCCATGAATTGACTGAAGAGAACTTGTTTCTCTATGCTGCAAAGCATTATTATAATCCTAAGTTCACCGACGTTGAAGAGTTTAAAGAAGACCTTAATAGGTTCAAGTATATTAAAAGACTCTTTAATAGGTATCTTTTAGAAGGTGAGTTGATGGATCGCTTGATAATGAATCATCTGATCGTTGTGTCGAACGTATTTGGCATAGAGCCAATGCTGAAGATGCTTGAATTAAAATTAGATGATAAGCACTGGCCGATAGTTAAACCGTTTCTGATCTTCTTAAAATATATTCGAGTCGATCAGTACCCTGAGGTTGCGTTAGATAAAGTTGTTGTTGACAGATTGAGAGAAGTACATGGGAATCGTTAAGAGAGCTGCAGATCTTGCATATACTATCAGGTTCGTTACCCTGATGGCTACTCCTTTCGAGAACATGGATGCTTATAAACTTGGCTTAATTGATAAAGAAGGTAAGCGAGTCAAGAGCGAGAGACTTGACACAGATGAGAAAAAGAGTGCATACACTCCTTTCATTCGTTTAGCAGTCAATCTGAAAAGACTCGTGTCAAATGTACTTGGCGGTAGTACTCGTCTTGGTAGTTTGGCTTCTGCTCTGTATCTCATTAAAGAAAACTATAAGTTACAAGATAAGAATCTAACAAAGATACTTGAGAAGTTCAATGTTGAACCTCTTGACTTCATTGCAGAAAAGTCTGAGTGGTTCATCACAGGTGATGACATGTTGAGTCCTGGCATCTATCGAGTTAACAGTCATAAGATGATTAACTCAACCTATGATATGATGGTCTTGCCTAAAGACATGATCAGAGTACATGAGGATTGCTATCCAGTTGGTGATGTATTTGGAATAAATATCTACAAAGCAACACACACTCCAACAAACCAACCTATTTTCATCACAGCAACAGAGATCTACAAATGAACGAAAAATCACAGGGTCTATGGGCAAATATCCACGCTAAACGTCGTAGAGGCGAGAGAATGCGTAAGAAGGGTGAGAAAGGTGCACCCACGCCCGATGCTATCAGATCAGCTCAGAACGAGATGATGACAGCTGCAGACGCAGGTATCCCACATGATACAAAAGGCATGGGTCCTCGATTTAAAACTACTGTTATGCATGACCGTCGACGTAAGAAAGACGCAATGCCAGTTCTATTGAAAAGATTCCGTAAGTACATTGAGGATCAGAACATAGGGAAATAAATTATGTTTGGTGCAGGACAGATCATTAAGATCGTCGCTATATTAATCATTGTATTAGTTGTTGCTGGCGGAATATACTATATCACTGACTTAAAGGCAGCACTTGTCACTTCTCAGATGAACGAGCAGAAGTTGACAGAAGGCATTGAAGCTCAGAACAGATTGCTCGAGTCAATGAAGGCTGACATTGAGGCAATTCAAAAGACGAACGAAGAGCTTCGTAAAGAGAACGAACAACAGAAGAAAGACGTAGACGCATTGGCAAAGAAATTTGACAAGCGTGATCTTGGCGTGTTTGCTATTGCTAATACCGCTAAACTACAAGAACTCATTGAACGTGGTACAAGGAATGCACTACGTTGTCTTGAACTTGCAACTGGCTCTCCCTTGACTGAGGAAGAGAAGAACGCACCCACACCATTAGAGGCCAACCGTGAATGCCCGGCACTTATTAATCCTAACTATTCCTCTGCTAATTAGTGGTTGCGGTACGCTGTGGCCTAGTGCCCCAGACGTAAAGCAAGTGCAGATACAGACAAAAGCAGTTGAGCGTACACCTCTCAACCTGCAAGAGCCTGAGCCACTCAAGGCTCGTGAAATCAAGTTCATCATCATCACTAAAGAGAACTTTGAGACGGTGATGAAAGACCTTGTCGACAAGAATATGGACCCTGTCGTCTTTGCCTTGACTGATGACGGGTATCAACAACTATCACTTACAATCGCTGAGATTCGTAATCTACTTGCTACACAAAGATCTATTATCACTCGTTATAAAGAATACTACGAGCCGCCTAAAAAAGATAGTGTACAAGATCAGTGATCTGATATATAATACTACTTCCAAAACAATTTACAACGACCCCATACAGGGCGTAAGGGGATACTATGCCTATACACTTGTCACGTGACAGAGATGATTTGCTGACCGACTATGCTATCGGAATGCTCAAAGACTTCTATATGCTAGACTACGAGAAGTCACCACAAGAGGCTTTTGCAAGGGCCTCAAACGCTTGGTCAACATATAAGGGCCAGCTTGATGAAGAACTAGCACAGAGACTGTACGACTACGTAAGTAAGAAGTGGTTCATGTTTGCTAGTCCGGTGTTATCAAATGCACCAAATGGAATTAAGAGAGAAAAAGGTTTACCGATCTCCTGTTTCCTCACTTATGTACCAGACACACTCGAAGGACTGATCTCTCACTCAAGTGAGTTACGTTGGTTATCGGTCTTCGGTGGCGGCGTTGGCGGTCACTGGTCTGATGTACGTTCTGTCACTGACAAAGCACCTGGTCCAATTCCGTTCTTACATACAGTCGACGCAGACATGATTGCGTATCGTCAAGGTAAGACACGTAAGGGTTCATACGCTGCATACATGGACATCTCACACCCAGACGTGGTTGAGTTCATGAACATCCGTATCCCGACAGGTGATGTTCAGCGTAAGGCATTGAACCTACATAACGCAATCAACATCACAGACGACTTCATGAAGGCTGTGGTAAACGGTGACATGTGGCAGTTGAAAGATCCACATGATGGTAAGGTCACTGAAGAGATCAGTGCTCGTAAACTATGGGAACGTATCATCGAGATTCGATTCCGCACGGGCGAACCGTATCTCAACTTCATTGATCGTGCAAACGAGTTTCTACCACAGAACCTCAAAGATATAGGATTAAAGATTCATGGCTCGAACCTTTGTAATGAAATTCATCTACCTACCGGTCCTGATCGCACTGCGGTATGTTGCCTATCTTCTCTTAACCTTGAGTTCTATGAGGATTGGAAGCATACGACCATTGTCGAGGATCTCATCACGATGCTGGACAATGTACTCGAGTATTTTATCGAAAACGCTCCAGATGAAATTTCCAGAGCGCGCTACTCAGCTCAAAGAGAGCGTTCGATTGGACTCGGAGCAATGGGATTCCATTCCTTACTACAACGCCAAGGCGTGGCTTGGGAATCAGAACTCGCAAGAGAAATCAACGAAGTAGTGTTTAAACATGTCAAAGATAAAGCTGTTGAACAGACTAGACGACTGGCTGTGGAACGAGGTGAATATCTCGATGGCGTCGGTACTGGTAATCGCCACGCACATCTGCTTGCAATCGCTCCTAATGCTTCTTCTGGTGTTATCCTTGGTACGAGCCCTAGCATAGAGCCAAACAAGGCAAACGCGTATACCCATCGCACACGTGCTGGCTCTTTCTTGGTAAAGAACGTATATCTAAAAGAAGTGTTGGATCGTCACGGTATCAACAACGAATCAACATGGACATCCATCATCACGAATCGTGGATCAGTTCAACACTTACCTGAATTGACAGAAGGTGAGAAAGCCATCTTCAAGACTGCGCAAGAGTTGAATCAAGAGTGGGTAGTACAACATGCAGGAGACAGACAAAAATATATCTGTCAAGGTCAATCTGTAAACCTGTTCTTCCCATCTGGTGTTGATCGTAAGTACGTGAATCGAGTTCACTTGAAAGCTTGGAAAGAAGGTCTCAAGGGTCTGTACTATCTACGTACCGAAGCCAAGGCAAGAGCTGAGAACGTATCTGAGAAAGTTGAACGCGTTGCGTTGCAAGACGACAACCGTACTATTGTATATGGTAAGATGGATTGCCCGTGGTGTGCAAGAGCAAAAGAGGAGCTTGCAGTACGTGGTATTCCGTTTGATTACATCGATCTGCAGGAGATCGGCAAGACTGCGAAAGAGGTCACAGGCCGCGACGTGAAGACCGTACCGCAGATCTACGTAGAAGGTAAATACGTGGGTGGTTATGAACAATTAATGGATCACTTAAACAACACACAGACATCAGAGCTGGCGATGGCCGAGGGCGATGAGTGTCGAGCATGCGAGGGATAAATGTCACTATTCAAACAATCGAGAACATACAAGCCGTTCATGTATCCATGGGCGGTAGAACTAGCAAAGAAACATGAAGAGATACACTGGGTCGAAGATGAGGCTGAACTTTCAGAGGATGTACAGGACTGGCGCACTAAGCTTTCTGCTGATGAGAAAGAATTTATCACACAGGTTCTACGTCTCTTTACTCAGTCCGATGTACAGGTGGGTGAGAACTATCACGAGTTCTTGATCCCTAAATTCAAGAATAACGAAGTTCGTAACATGTTGTCGTCTTTTGCTGCAAGAGAGACGGTGCATCAACGTGCTTACGCCTTGTTGAACGATACTCTTGGCTTGCCCGATGATGAGTATCACAAGTTCTTAGAGTATAAAGCGATGGCTGACAAGATTGATTTCATGTCAGAAGGTAAGATTCAAACACAAACAGATCTTGCTCTCACACTCGCACAATCCGTGTTCAATGAGGGTATGTCGCTGTTCTCTTCGTTTGTCATGTTGCTGAACTTCCAGCGCTTTGGCAAGATGAAGGGCATGGGCACTATCGTTGAATGGTCTATCCGTGATGAGACGATTCACGTACAAGGCAACGCTAAGTTGTTCCGTACACTCTGTGATGAGCATCCGAGAATCGTAAATGATGAACTCAAGTCGAAGATCTATGAGATGGCAAAGCGCGCAGTTGAACTTGAAGACAAGTTCGTGCAACTAGCCTTTAACGGATCTGAAGTACAAGGACTCACAAGAGATGAAGTTAAACTTTATATTCGTCATATCGCTGATCGTCGTCTGCTACAGCTTGGTCTTAAACCAAAGTTTAAAGTGAAAGACAACCCACTGCCATGGTTAGATTGGGTGTTGAACGGTGCTTCTCACGATAACTTCTTCGAGAAGCGTGTCACAGAATACTCGGTTACCGGTATGGAAGGTGACTGGGGCTGGGAAGAGGAAAGGCTTGCAGCATGAGAGAATACCGTGTAGAATGTGAAGAGTGCGATAACGTATCAACCATCCTAACACAGTACACAGTAGACGAACCTTCCTTCTGCCCAATGTGTGGTAGAAGGCAGGACATTGAAGAAGTAGACGAGGAAGACGACTACGATGATACTTGACCTGATTATCTGGGCTTTTACAATTTATTGTTGCATTCAACTAGGAGCGTACTTACAGAGAGCAAAGGATGAACTAGAAGATGAGATGGTTGAAGGCTCAGGTGAGATGATTACATTATATGCTAACGTAGAGTATCATGACGGTGTAATGTATGCTTGGGAAGACGAACATAAAGATTTCTTAGGACAAGGAAAAACTATGGACGAGCTTGCCGAGCATATGACAAAAAGAGCTAGGGAACTCTATAATAATGATGTTAGGATTCGTCTTACCACAGATGATCCTATTCTAAAAAAGAACTTTGAGGCATTGAATACATAACCTTATGTGGTTATATAATGGCGAAAAGTTAACAGAGACACCAGAAGAGTATCAAGGCTTTGTGTATCAAATCACAGAGCTTGATACTGGTATGATGTATATCGGTAAGAAGTTCTTTTGGAAACCGAAGATCTTACCAAAGAACAAAACACGCAAGAGGCGTGTCAGGACGCGCGTAGAGTCCGACTGGCGCGATTATTACGGTTCCAATAAGTTAGTCATACAGCTCGTTGAAGAGAAGGGCCGTGACAACTATAAGCGCGAGATCTTACGTATGTGTAAGACCAAAGGCGAATGTGCCTACTATGAAGCAAAGTTACAGTTCGAACACGACGTACTATTAAATCCAAAGTATTACAATGAGTTTATCGGCTGTAAGATAAATGCTTCTCACTTGAAAAATTAACTGTTTACAAGTCCTAAAAAATACGGTATAATCAGTATACCTATTCAGGCAGAGGTGGTACCCCATGTTGATTTATGATTATAATGGCATAGCGTTAGGTTCGATCATCATCGAGAAGACGCTCAATGAAGATTTGATTCGGCACATGATTCTGAACACTATCAGAATGTATCGCGCAAAGTTCCCTAAAGAGAAGTACGGTGAGGTTATCATCGCTGCAGACGGTGCGAACAACTGGCGTCGTGGTGCTTTTCCTCAGTACAAAGCGAATCGTCGTAAGAATCGTGAGAAGTCAGACTTTGACTGGAACGAGGCGTTTCGCATTCTGAATCTTGTACGTGAAGAGATCAAAGAGAACTTCCCTTATAAGGTGATACATATTGAAGGGTGTGAGGCTGACGACGTTATCGGTACGTTGGTGCATAACACCACAGAGTTTGGTCAGTACGAGAACGTCATGATCATCTCAGCTGACAAAGATTTTGCTCAGTTACAGAGATTTGATAATGTGGCTCAGTTCAGCCCACTGACTAAGAAGTTTGTGAAGGAAGAGCATCCTCGTAGGTTCTTGCTCGAACATATTATTAAAGGTGATACAAGTGACGGTGTACCTAATATCCTTTCTAATGACGACGTATTCGTTGAGGGTCTTCGTCAAACTCCTGTCAGTAAGAAGAAGATGGAAGCGATCATCGAAGATCTCAATGACGGAGAGTTGTTATACGCAGCATCATGGTATCGCAACTACCAGCGTAATCAACGACTGATCGATCTCACTTTTACGCCTGATCATCTCAAGCAGATGATTCTTGATTCGTATGAGAAAGATCCTGTAGGAAAAGGTAACATGGTGTTGCCTTATTTGATAAATAAAAAATGCAAGATGTTGATTGAATCTGTAGCGGAGTTTTAAACTATGGCAAATCTATTAGTTCATGAAGTAATTGACTTACTAAACAAGAAAAAGTCTAAATCAGACAAAGTTAAAGTCCTCAAAGAGAACGAGTCATGGGCTCTGAAGGATATCATCAGAGGCTCTATGGACTCCACGATCAAGTGGAACCTACCAGCTGGAGAGCCACCATACACTCCAAATAAACCCGAGTCTGCCCCTACTAATCTCCTGAGAGAGAATGCAAAGTTCAAGTACTTTGTTAACGGCGGACCAGGATCTAAGATGCCAGGTTTCAAACGCGAACAGATGTTCATAGGTTTGATTGAAGGAATTCATCCAGAAGATGCCAAGTTAGTCATTGGCATGATTGCCAAAAATCCACCCAAAGGTTTGACGCGACCACTAGTAAAGGAGGCATTTCCCGGTCTACTTCGTGATGATTAACATCAACCATTAACAGGAGACCAATACATGGTATTGAATCAACTCGACAGGCTAAAAAAAGATTATGCTGAACTCGAAATATACGCAAAGCGCCTACAAAAACGTGGCGATATCGAAAAGATGAAGCGAATACAGCAAAAGAAAGATTTTATTAGTCAACGAATTGAGACAAGTCAACTTCATTAACGGTCTAACTTAGGAGTGTACAATCCTCACAAGTCGTGGTATAATTATCATCCTTGTGAGGATTTTTTATTATGAACATCTTTGTACTCGATACTGATCCAGTAAAAGCAGCTCAACTGCAGTGCGACAAACACGTCGTCAAGATGATTGTAGAGTCTGCGCAGATGCTATCTACCGCTCATCGCATTCTCGACGGTGATGTGTTTTATGGTCCGTCAAAGTCTGGCTTACGAACGGTCAAACAGTGGCGGCATCCGGATCCTGAATTAGATCATAAACTTTACAAGAGTGTTCACGTAAAACATCCGTGTACCGTATGGACAATGGAGTCTGCTTGTAACTACGAGTGGCACTATCAGCACTTCATGGCTCTGTGTGCCGAGTACTCGTATCGATATGGACGTCCTGGACCGCTTGATTATTCGCGCTATTCTCATGATGTTAAGATGCATGAGACTGAGTCCAAACTTGGTCATATACTCAAGCAACATCCAAAGAATATAAGTAACAAGGGTCTGACACCGTTTGCGCTTGCAATGAAGTCAAATCCAGAGTGCATGTTCGATGATCCTGTCAAATCGTATCGTGCGTTTTACAAAACTAAACTTGCCAGGTTCTCAATGAAGTGGACCTGTAGGGAGACACCGGAGTGGTTTCATGAAAACAAATTTGAATCAGCTCATACTTAAGTTAAGTTGGATAAGTAAAGAAGTTGCTGCAGCAGAAGAAGCTGGATGTAGCGAAGAGATCGTTGCTTGGCTTAAGCAGCGTATGAAACAAGTAGAACAAGAGATTGTGGAATCAGATGCCGACCTACACGCTTAAAGATATCAAGAACAACAAAGAGTGGGACATTCGCTGCTCATATGGCGATTTGCAAAAGATGCTTGACGAGAATCAAGACATCGTTCAAGTCATGACTGCGCCTGCTATTGTTTCAGGTAGTATGTCGACATTGCGCAGAGCTGGTGGTGAGTGGCAAAACTTGCTCGGTAAGATTAAAAAAGGATCTGGTAAGGACAACACTATTCATGACTAGTGCCAAAGTAAGAGACACAGATCTATATCAATTTGACGCTATCACAGTCAATCAGCGTAAGGTATTTGACGCTTGGGATGATGGCGATAACATGGTGATGGTTGGTTCTGCAGGAACCGGTAAGACCTTCATCGCTCTTTATCTTGCCCTTGAAGAGGTGCTTGATAAGTCAACAGTGTACGATCGAATTGTCATCGTTCGATCAGTTGTACCAGTCCGTGACATGGGTTTTCTCCCCGGTACAGTCGAGGAGAAGAAAGCATCGTACGAGACTCCGTATAAGTACATATGTGAGGAGCTTTTTCGAGATGGCGCTGCGTATAGTAAACTCAAGAACAACAAGCAGATTGATTTTGAGACAACATCCTTTATACGCGGTACCACGTTTCAACGCACCATCATTATCGTTGATGAGATGCAGAACCTAAATTTCCAT